GCCTCCACCGCAGCCCTGCCGATCGCTTGCGGCCTCGCTGCTGCTGGCGCTGCCGCTCTGCTGCTGGATCACAACCGCTAGGCGCGGCACCCTTAAGCCGCCCGAGGAATGGGAATCATTCCCACCTCCGGGGGGTGAGGTCCGGCGATAGTAAAGGTGTATCACTGCCCAGGGAACCTACTGATATATTCGCGTTTTCTTCTACTGTGCTAACCTAAGTGTCTCTCTACTACAGAACATGCTCGCCTTAGCTCTGGTATTCGCCAACGCCACCCCCATCCCCCAAATCGGCAGCACCTGCCCCTTCGGCTACTACAGATCCTCCGGCTACTGCACCCCAATCCCCTCGCTGGAGCACAAGACCCAGTCCATCCCCCGCACCCAAACCTCCTGCCCCTTCGGCACCTACAGAGCCGGCGACTACTGCACTTGGACCCCTCGCACCCCCTACTAGGGGGCAGGGGTCGAATTCCTGTAATACCCTAGAAAGTACCCATAAAAATACAAATGACAGCCACGGCTGCTGGAACCCTCAACCTCCGTTTCGCCCAAGGCGAAGTATTTAGTAGCCGTAAACGCTTCCGCGTCCTCGTTGCCGGGCGACGATTCGGAAAAAGTTACCTGTCATGCATCGAATTATTGCGTGGAGCAATCGAAAGACCGGGGGAAACTTTCTTTTACGCGGCCCCTACATACCGGATGGCGAAGGACATTGCCTGGAAGGTGATGAAAAAGCTGGTCCCGAAGGCGTGGATCAAGAGCAAAAACGAGACGGACCTCAAGATCGAGCTAGTGAACGGCTCAACGATCGAACTGAAGGGCACTGAAAACGCAATGGCCCTCCGTGGCCGCAGTTTGGCTGGCGTGGTGCTGGACGAAGCCGCATTTATGTCGAGCGAAGTCTGGTTCGAGGTCATCCGACCCGCGCTAGCCGACAAACAGGGCTGGGCACTGTTTATTTCCACCCCAGACGGCACGGCCAGCTGGTTTTACGACCTCTGGTGCTATTGCGAACAGGACGACCCGGACTGGCAACGGTGGCAATTCACAACAATCGACGGCGACAACGTCCCACCGGAGGAGATTGAGGCTGCCCGCGCCCAACTTGACGCCCGCACCTTCCGCCAAGAATTCGAGGCGAGCTTCGAGAACCTCAGCGGCCTAGTCGCCATCAGCTTTTCGGACGACAACATCGACAAAACTGTCCAAGACCTCCCCGTTTTGCCCTTGCTGATTGGGGTGGACTTCAACATCGACCCCATGAGCGCCATATGCGCGGTCAAAAAGGGCGACGTGCTCTGGGTCTTCGACGAAATCATCATGACCGGCGGCGCCACCACCTGGGACCTCTGCGAAGAAATCCAAACCCGCTACGGCGTGGAGCGCCGCATTATCACGTGCCCGGACCCCACCGGCGGCGCCCGCAAAACCGCCGGCGTTGGTGCGACCGACCACAACATCCTGCGAAAATCCGGCTTCACGGTGTCTAGCCCCCGCAGCCCGTGGAAAATCCGCGACAAGATCACCTGCGTCAACACCGCGCTGCTCGATGCCACTGGAACCCGCCGCCTTTTCATCCACCCCAAGTGCAAGGAGCTAATCAAGTCTCTCCGCACCTTGACTTACGCCCCCGGCACCGGCCTCCCCAACAAAAACCTCGGAGTTGATCATGCTTTTGACGCTCTTGGCTACCTCTGCCTTCAAACTTTCAACCTTGCAAAGCCAGAAGCCTTGGGAAAAACCAACTATCGTGTGTGGTAGGCACCTTCTGCTGGCGCACCATGGCGAAAAAGAAGCCCACAAAAGCGCAAAAGAAGGTGGAAAAAGTCATGTCCGAGTACAAATCGGGCAGCCTCAAGTCCAGCTCGGGCAAGAAAGTAGCTAGTCGCAAACAAGCGATTGCCATTGCCATGTCCGAGGCTGGAATGAAGCGCAAAAAGCGGAGGAAGTAATGGCCAAACGCGGCTTGTATAGCAACATCAACGCCAAACGCAAGCGCATCGCCGCCGGTTCCGGCGAAAAGATGCGCAAGCCTGGCGCAAAAGGCGCCCCCACCGCTGCCGCCTTCAAAAAAGCAGCCAAAACCGCCAAAAAACGGAAGAAATAATCATGGCCGCTGTCGCCGTCACTGCCATCGACCGCTACACAAACCTGGTCGAATACACAGGCGGCACGATGGACGCCGTAAACGACTGGATCGAGGCACCTGCCCACTCAGGCAGCTACACATTTGCGGCCACTGTTACTGGCGGCGCCAACTTCACCTTGGTATTGGAGTGCAGTTTTAACGGAAACGGCAACTGGTTCACAATCGACACCAGCAAAACAATTAACTCTGACGGTGAATACGTCTATTTTTACGACGGCAAACCTGCCGCAAAAATCCGCATGAGAGTTGCATCCATTAGCTCTGGCACACCCAGTATTGTTCCTCACATAGGTGTGGCTTATCACGGCTAATGGCAATTCAGACTGTAAACGGCGGCTGTGTCCACATCGAAATTGATGCTGAGGACGGTCTTACCCACGCCACCTTTATTTTCAAGACACCCCAAAACCCCGAGATTATCGGCGGGTTTGTCACGATGCTTAGTCAAGGCGTTGAAGTGCTTGTGCCTATCGCTGATTTAGACGACGAGGAAGACGACAAGGACTAGACTGGGCCTATGCGTTACTTGTGAATTTATTGTGCCGGAACGTACCGTTAGCGGATTAGTGTTTCACGGAGACGGCACCTACCTGTCTGCCGTGGAGCCCCTTGGGATTCCTGCAGTTGCCCGTCAGCTTTCCGCAGGTTCTAGCAGCGCCAATACTGCACTAACCACCACTTGCCGCCGCATTAGTGTCAAGGCGATTGGTGCTGACATTCGTTACGCCATTGGGAGCAGCTCGCAGACCGCTTCTGCCACCAGCCACTTCATCGGCAACGGCGAGCGTCTCGACCTAGCGGTGCCTGCTACGCCAAACATCGCCGTGATCCGCAACGGCAGCACTAACGGAACCCTGGAACTGACCGAGCTGAGCTGATGCGCCTGAGTTCGTCCCGAGCCACCGCACTAACCCATCGCCCGCAGCAGGACTTCCCGCTGTGGGATTTGGCTGGCACCCGCCCAAGTCTCGACCTTCAGTTTGCTGACCGAAGGGATTTAGTTGACGCCACCACCGGGTCAAACCTTGTTGACCACACCCGCCAAAGTAGCGCAACGTATGTTGACGGCGATGGGGTGATTAGAACGGCGGTTACTAATTTGGTGTTGCAGTCGGAAGACTTTTCTACGACTTGGTTGGGCAGCGCTGCTGTTACTACAAATACAGCTGATTCACCCTTTGGTGAATTAAGTGCTGATACTCTTACATATAACTCGGTTGGATCTAACCGTTATCAAAACGTAACGACTGCTTCAAGCACGACATACACGTTTTCCGTTTGGATGAGGGCGGTCACTGGAACGTTTGAACTAAAGTTATCTAGAACAAACACCATTTCTTGGACTGGGGCAACTGTTTCCGATCCAATAACGCTTACAACAGAATGGCAGCGATACTCGCTTACGTTTACAACAGGTGCTTCTGACACTGCAAGTGGGCTAGTTATAGGTGACGAAGGGCTGAATGCATACAATTTGCCAGCAACTGGTTCCATTTACATCTGGGGCGCCCAACTAGAGCAATCCAGCACCGTCGGACAATACGTCAAAACCACCACCGCGATCAACAGTGCTCCACGGTTTGATCACGACCCAGAGACAGGTGAGAGCCTCGGGTTGTTGGTGGAGGAAAGTAGGACGAATCTGGCAATCCACAGCGATGTAAGTCAAAACTCATACACTGAAAATATCACTGTTGCTGCTAATAATGCTGTTGCTCCTGATGGAACAGCCACGGCCACCAGGCTGACCTCGACTACAACTGGCACAAACAACTCTAATTTTGCAGACAGATCAGTAGTTGTATCTAGCAATACAGCCTATACTTTGAGTTGCTTTTTTAAACAAGGCAACACGCCCTTGTCATCGTTAAATCTTTGGTATAGCGGTGGCACATACCGCGAAGTTCGGCTGGCTTATACATGGGCTACAAAAGCTGTTTCCCTGACAGGGACAGCATCGACAGGTTTTACCGGTTCGGTCACCGAGTTTCCTAATGGTTGGGTCAGGCTTATCGTTAGCCTTGACTCGGGCAACAACACTTCTGTTTACACCCGTATTCACGTTAGAGATAGCACCACAAACGGTGTTACAGGCGATTTTGTCTATGCCTGGGGACGCCAACTCGAAGCCGGTTCCTTCCCCACCAGCTACATCCCCACCGAAGGTTCTACCGTCACCCGCGCTGCTGACGTGACGAGTATTACGGGACGGAACTTTGGTAGTGTTAATCTTGTGCAGTATAGTGAGGAGTTTGATAAATGGGTTGGTCCGTACACTGTTGTTAAACCGAACGCACTTACTGCGCCTAACGGAACTCAAACAGCAGATCTTTTAATTGACACTACAGATAATCAGCAACACAATCGGGCTTTTACCTCAACTGTTAC